TCTTAATAATATCATAATTAATAATATAGTAGTCAAATGTTGATCCCCATTTACGTCCTTCGACAATTAAAACTTTTCTGTCTGAATAGTTTCTTATTTCCCTTTCCCAATTTATTTTTAAAGAAGCGGGACATACTATAAGTATTTTTCTTGCTTTACTTTCTAACGACGCAATAACGGCGGATGTCGTTTTACCTAAACCCATATCATCCGCTAAAATAAATTTATCGTTAGCTAATAATTTTTCAATGGCCACTTTTTGGTGTTCCATTGGTGGTCGGCTCTCATACTTAGAATAATCAATAACACGATTAAGTTTTTTCTCTTCTTGTACAACCGCCGCCTTTGGTAACCACATTGCATTTAATTGGTCACTCTCTAAAACTTTACCCCATATATGATACGCCTTATCCGATTCACATAATAATTTTTCACACCATATTTTGGTAGGGGGTACTGGAAGTAATCTTTCTTCCATTATTTTCTCACCAAATGTACTTACAATATTAATATGTTTTCTTGCAACTTTGGGTGTGGTATCTTTATATTTCATCACATATTCAGATTGTGGTCGTGTTAATTTAAAATTTTTAACTTCCACAAACTTTCTTTTCCATTCTAATAATTGATTATTAGAACCCTCATAAGTCGATAAAATATTCCGAGCTTCAATCTCGGGGATTTTTGTTTCCATAATATAACATAATATAACTAAATAGATTGTAACATTAAACTATTTATTAGGATATGAATAACAAGGTTCCAATTACAAGACTCAGTAAATTCTTCTCACAGGATGATTTTGACATCAATATACAGATGGGTCAAGAGTATCTTCATGGGGATTTAAATATGAAATTAGTGTTGTATCGTGTTGATAGACAAAATTCTGTAACTGACGATATCTATTCTGAGGTGGGTAAGGACCAAATAAAATACCTACCACCAATCGAATTTAATGCATTAGTAAAAATTGATGAACCTAAAAACTCATCATATAAAAATGGATTAAATAGATATGCGGAACCCGGTAATTTAACACTATCGGTTTACATAAAACATTTAGAGGAGTTAAAAATAGATATTAGATATGGTGATTTTATAGGTTATTCAGATAGTGAAGAAAGATTAAGATACTATACGGTGTCAAATGATGGTAGAGTAACATCCGATAATAAACATAAAATGTTTGGTTTTAAACCTCATTATAGAACAATAACATGTGTACCGGCACAGGAATCCGAATTTAGAGGCGTATAATATGGGTATACCTAAAAGAAAAAACAATATTGATGTATACGGAGGTAAGGAAACTTACCAAGGTAAACAAGTGGTTGAGAGAAGACAGGAGTTATTGGATAGAATAACAAAATCAGACTCATATTTACCCGATTCTATATTACATGAGGATTTGGATGGAGGGATGTTAGACTTCGTTAAAACCAATTTTAAGGTGGTTAGTGACGGCACTGCAATCCCTATTATACCAAGAATATTAACAATACAAAGATGGGGTGAGTTTTCAAATAATTGGGAATTTTCCGATGATGACGGTAATATGAAATTACCGTTTATATCAATCATAAGAAGACCTGAAGTACAACCCGGTACAAACCCTGTTGTTCAAAGAACAATACCAGATAGAAGTACTTTTTATTACGCTTCAGTACCAACTTGGAATGGTAATCAATTAGGTGCGGATGTATATAAAATGCCACAACCCGTAGCTATTGACATTACCTATGAGATTAATATTGTTTGTACTAAAATTAGAGATTTAAATAAATTTAATAAGATTGTTTTACAAAAATTCTCGTCAAGACAAGCATACACAACAGTTAAAGGTCACTATGTTCCTATAATATTAGATAGTATTGAAGACAATACACCAATGGAACTTATTGATGGACGTAGATTTTATTTACAAAATTACAAATTCACAATGTTAGGGTTCCTTATAGATTCTGAAGAATTTGAGGTTAAACCTGCAATCAGTAGAATGATATTGTTAAACGAATTTATTGAACCTAAAGGATATCAAAAGAAATTTATTAATAAAATTTTTGACTTAACCGTAATGACTTTTACTGGCGACGGTATGCAAACTCAATTTAGTGTGGGTGAAAGTATTGGTATTTTATTTAATGTTTCACTTAATGGACTATTACAAGAAAGAGATGTTGATTATTTTCACATTTCTACAACTTCAAAAATAACATTTAATGAAGCACCTGACGAAGGAACTTCAATTGCGATAACATACTATAAAGGAAGAAACAATGTAATTGTTGACACGTATGGCAAGACTATGCAGGTGTCAACGGAATATTACACATACAACGGAAATTCATTATCGTTTACATTATTAAATTCAATAGATGCTATTGTTACTTTAGACATAAACGGTCTTGTTGAGGAAGAGGGTTCAGGTTTCGATATTACGAGCTCTAATGTGATTACTCTATTAGGTGAACCGGTAATTGGTTCGGTAATTGGTGTTACTTATCTACACTAACTTTCTCCGTAGATATCTTTTTTCTTTGGTTTACAAGTATCTTCTATAAATTTTTCTAACACTTTATAGATTTTTAATCCATTTTTTTCACAGTGGATTTTTAACATTTCATGGTGTTTCTCACTGATTTTTACGTTTTTCTGTTTGTTTTCCATATAGAAGGATAAAAAAAGATAATAAAAGATATAAATATATCTTTTTTAAAAAAGTAGGGAAATCTTTGGTAAAAACAAAGATATTTATAAGATAACTAATAAAAATAATTAACCAAACAAAAATCGATGGCAAATTCAAACAGAGTATTCGTTTCTCCAGGTGTTTACACATCTGAGAAGGATCTAACATTCGTAGCACAGAGCGTCGGGGTAACAACATTGGGTTTAGTGGGTGAGACATTAAAAGGTCCAGCATTCGAACCAATTTTGATTACTGATTTCGACGAATTTAAAACTTATTTTGGTGGTACCTCTCCTGAAAAAGACGGTAACTTAAACCCAAAGTATGAACTTCCTTATGTTGCTAAATCTTATTTACAAGAGTCTAACCAATTATTCGTAACAAGAGTATTAGGTAAGACAGGATATAAACCAGAAAAAACTTTCGGTATCAAAACAATCGGAGGTATCACATTAGGATCATACAGTGGTGTTACTACAGGATTATCTATGTCAGGTAACACTATGGCAAATTTAACAGGTAGTACAATTTATTCTGAATTATCTGATAAAACATCAGTAGACGGAGATTCAATCACCGACTATATTTTCAAAACATTCAGTGGATTTACAAGTGCAAATCATAATAACTGGTTTATTATGGGTGAGTTAGGTACAGGTTCTTTACCTACAGGAACGGAATTAGTTTCACCTTTAACGGGTAAATTATATAATGATAATGTTAATGGAAAAGAATGGTATAACACTTTAGTTTCAACTAACAACGATGAAGTTTATTCATATAAATTCGTTTATAATAGTGGAACAACAAGATTTGATGTAACAAAATACACATATAATGCTAGTTTAAATACAGATTATAATGATGTGGTTGTTGCGGCTTTAAGACCAAGAGGTGGATATAGTGGAAACACATTATCACATGAAGTAACAATAAATGGTTATTTCTCAATCAACGAAGATGTTGATAATATTGAAATCAACCCATTAGGTGAGTTTACATTAAACGTAACAGGTACTACAGGATTAAAATCATACACTTGTTCATTAGATAATACATCGACAAAATATATTACTAAAGTATTGGGCATTGGAGTTTTTGATAAAAATAAAGAAGATTTTCCATTATATGTTCACGAAGTTTATCCAAAATTCTTGAAAGAAGCGTTTGGTAGAGGTTTGGTAAGAGGATTAAGTTTAAGTGAAGTTTACGAAAGTGAAGGTGATAATTTTGTAAAATCTTGGGATACTACTTTATCTCCGACAGTTGTTTCTGAAGTACGTGGTGGTAATGTGTCAGATTTATTTGATGTTATTACAATATCTGATGGAGAAGCTGCAAACTTCCAAGTAAAAGTTATGATTCAAAACATTAATATTGAAACGGGTGAATTTGATATCTTAGTTCGTGACTTTAACGATACAGACGATAATCAAGTGGTACTTGAAAAATATTCAAGATGTTCTATGAATCCTGATTTACCTGGTTATGTTGCAAGAAAGGTTGGTACGGCTGACGGTGAATATGAATTACGTTCAAAGTATATCATGTTATCAATGGCAGAAAGTCATCCAACAGATGCGTTTCCTGCTGGTTTCAAAGGATTTAAAACAAATTCATCATTTGGTTCAGGCGCACAATTAGGTGACGTAATCTATAAAACCGATTATTACGATGCGGGAGATGTCGTTACATATAGCGCTGATGGTACAGAAAACATTGAAGGTGGTGATAAAATTAGAAAAGTTTCATTAGGTCTTTCATCAAAAATTGGTTTTGATAGAGATTTATTGAAATATAAAGGTTTAGGTGCTGACGGTGTTACTCACGGTTTCCACTTATCAACAAACGCATCAACAATTACCGGAAGTACAAATTCTGGTTTTGCTTTCAAAACAACTCCATATGATTTAGAAGGTCAAACAGGTACTGACAATAAACTTACAACATTATCAAATCGTAAATTTACATTCGCAGTATGTGGTGGATTTGATGGTTGGGACATTTATAGAAATGTGAGAACTAACGGAGATGCACATATCTTTGGTAAATCGACATATACCAATAACAATAGAGATAACGGTGGTGTTTTCGATGTAAATAATGGAAACTCAGACTATTATGCGTATTTAGAAGGTATTAATACATTTGCAAATCCTGAAGCGGTAGATATTAACGTATTTGCAACTCCTGGTATCGATTTCTTAAATCATAGTTCTTTAGTAAATCAAGCAATTGATATGGTTGAGAACGAAAGAGCGGATTCGTTATATATCATGAACGCCCCTGGTCCTGAATTTATTACTTCAGCAGATGATATTTCTGAGGAAGTAGATAATTTAGGTTTAGATTCAAATTACTCAGCAACATATTGGCCTTGGATTCAAGTAAGAGATACTGATAATGCAACTCAACTTTATATTTCCCCAACAGCGGAGGTGGTAAGAAACATTGCATTGACTGATAATGTATCATATCCTTGGTTCGCCGTAGCTGGTTACTCAAGAGGTATTGTTAACTCAATCAAAGCGTTTAAGAAATTAACACTTGATGAGAGAGATAGTCTTTATAAAAATAGAGTAAATCCAATTGCAACGTTCTCAGATACAGGTACCATCATTTGGGGTAATAAAACTTTACAAGTTAAAGAATCTGCACTTGATAGAATTAACGTAAGAAGATTACTTTTAAGAGCAAGAAAATTAATTTCAGCAGTTGCGGTTAGATTGTTATTTGAACAAAATGACGAACAAGTAAGAAATGAATTCTTGAGATTGGTTAACCCAATTCTTGAATCAATTAAGAAAGAAAGAGGTTTATATGAGTTCCGTGTATCGGTATCAAACGATCCTGAGGATATTGATGCTAATACATTGAGAGGTAAGATTTATATCAAACCGACTCGTTCTCTTGAATTTATTGATGTTGAATTCGTAATTACACCGACAGGTGCATCGTTTGAAAATATCTAATCTAAAAGGAGATATAAAAAAAGAAAAGGGTTCCATTGGGACCCTTTCTTATTTACTCAATGTTCCACGTGGAAACTTATTTTATAATTTTTATACCATTATATTCAATCCAGTATACTAGAACTAGTTAAACTAGTATTTATAATTAATAATAAAGAAATTTTATACTGGAACTAGTAATACTGGGACTTGTAAAAAACTACGAAAAATTATTGATAAAAACAACTATTTCTAATATATAATACCAAAA